GATGATATTTCAATCAGACTACAATGTTCTAGTAATTGCAACAAAACAAGATGTTGCAAAAAACTTAGTTACTAAAGTAAGAGTAATGCATGATAACTTACCTAGTTGGCTAAAGGGTAAGACTATGGAAGACAATAAACTTTCATTAAGATTTAAAAATGGTTCACAAATTAAAGCTATATCGTCAAAAGGTGATGCCGGTAGATCTGAGGCACTATCATTATTGGTAATTGATGAGGCAGCATTCGTCGATCGAATTGATGAAATATGGACTGCGGCACAACAAACCTTAGCAACAGGTGGAGGTGCAATTATGTTATCAACGCCGAACGGTACTGGTAACTTGTTTCATAAGACTTGGTGTCAAGCAGAAGCCGGAGGGCAATTCGCCCCAACCAAATTGCATTGGTCAGTCCACCCCGAACGAGATCAAGGATGGCGAGATCTACAAACAGAATTATTAGGCGAAAAGAGTGCAGCCCAAGAATGTGATTGCGACTTTATTACCTCTGGACATACTGTCGTAGATGGTCCTATTATACAATGGTATGAACAAACATATGTAGAGCCGCCAAAAGAAAAACGAGGATTTGATTCTAATTATTGGATCTGGGAATACCCCGACTACACAGCATCATATGTAGTAGTTGCAGATGTGGCGCGGGGCGACGGGGCCGATTATTCTGCGTTCCATGTATTAGATATTAAAACTATGCAGCAAGTTGCAGAATACAAAGGCAAGATAGGAACTACGGAATACGGCAATATGTTGATTTCAGTTGCAACAGAGTGGAATAATGCATTACTAGTAATTGAGAATGCAAATATAGGATGGGCAGTAATACAGATTGCAATTGATAAAGGGTATGAAAATTTATATTATTCGTACAAACAAGATGCATATGTCGACGAAGAAGTGCATTTAAGAAAGGGATATGATTTAAAGAATAAGGGACAAAAGGTTCCGGGATTTTCAACAACATCAAAGACAAGGCCTTTGATAATTTCTAAATTAGAAACATATTTTAGAGAAAAATCTCCAATTGTAAAGTCAAAACGATTGATAGATGAATTATATGTCTTTATATGGAATGGGTCTAGAGCAGAAGCACAGAGAGGCTATAATGATGACTTAGTAATGGCCTTCGGAATTGGGTTATGGGTACGAGATACGGCATTACGACTTCATCAACAAGGAATTGATTTATCTAGAAAGACTATGAGTCATTACGGAAAATCACAAGGAATGTATACAGGCGGCGCAGATAGGCCGAAAGAATGGGAATGGAAGTCAGGTGACCCAGACAATGAAGATTTAACCTGGCTTTTAAAGTAACAAGATATTTATATAAAAGTAGAAAATTATGGCAGACAAATCATTAAGAGCACGATTAGGTAGATTATTTGCAACAAATGTTGTAGTTCGTAGAATTGCGAAGAATCGACTAAAAGCTGTCGACACAAATCGATTACAGTCATCGGGAAATTTGAGCAACAAGCGGTATGTTGATCGTTTCTCCGGAGTACATAGAGGCATGCCTGGGTATGGGTCATATAATCAAAGTCAGACATTTCATACATCTAAAATAGAATTATTCACCGACTATGAGGCAATGGATATGGATCCGATATTATCATCGGCATTGGATATATATGCTGATGAATCGACGGTTAAAGATGCCGACGGAGATACACTAACAATTACATCTCCAAATGACGAAGTAAGAAAAATATTAAGAAATTTATTTTATGACATATTAAATATAGATTACAATTTATGGCCATGGATAAGAAATGCATGTAAATATGGAGACTTTTATCTACATTTAGATATTGAAGAAGAAATTGGAATTATAAATGTAACTCCTATCTCAGCATATGAGATACGACGTGATGAAGGATTTGATCCGGATAACCCATATGCACATAAATTTGTACTAGAAAATACGCATGGCGGTGGAAATAACCAATGGTCAGGAACAGCAACTGGAGGAACAAACCAAGAATTTGAACCATTCGAAATAGCCCACTTTAGATTATTATCAGATACAAACTTTTTACCGTACGGCAAATCAATGATCGAAGGGGCTCGTAAAGTTTATAAACAATTGACATTAATGGAAGATGCTATGTTAATCCATAGAATCATGAGAGCGCCTGAAAGAAGAATTTTCAAAATTGATGTTGGAAATATTCCGCCTGCAGAAGTTGATAACCATATTCAACAGATCATTAATAAAATGAAAAAGGTTCCTTATATTGATGAAAAGACTGGTGATTATAATCTTAAATTTAATATGCAAAATATGATTGAAGATTTCTTCCTACCAGTTAGAGGTGGAGAATCTGGCACAGCAATTGAATCATTGCCAGGCCTATCATCTGATGGTCAAATAGAAGATATTGATTACCTTAAAAATAAATTGTTTGCGGCCTTAAAAATACCTAAAGCATTTTTAGGATATGATGAGGGGATTGATGGGAAGGCTACATTGGCAGCGGAGGATGTGAGATTTGCTAGGACAATTGAAAGGCTGCAAAAAATATTCTGTTCTGAACTTACAAAGATTGCAATTGTTCATTTATATTCACAAGGGTTTACAGATGAAGATTTGGTAGGATTTGAATTATCATTAACAAATCCATCATTAATTTATGAAAAGCAAAAAGTTGAGACGCTGAATGAAAAGATTGGATTAGCAACTTCCATGCTAGAGTCGACGTTATTCTCTCAACGATGGGTATATGAAAATATATTTGGACTAAGTGAAGAGGAATGGACGACAGAACAACAACAGGTAATAGAAGACCTAAAGCAATCATTTAGAAAAGAACAAATTAAAGGCGAAGGCAATGACCCTATCAAGACGAATCAGTCATTTGGTACGCCGCATGATATAGCATCAATGCATGTTGCTAATAATGATGGACTATTACCGGGACAGGAACAAGAACATGTTGCCGGCACAGGTAGACCTAGTGGGCCTATTAATGGAAAGTCGCATAATTCTACATTTGGCAGAGACCCATTAGCAATAAAATCCTTAGGACAAACATATAATACAGACAAGTCTCCGCTGCAGCACAAATACAAAGGCGGCTCTCCGCTAAGTACAGAGAATGTCGAAATAAACAACTTGATTGGGTCGATGAAAGCATCGTTCAAATCTCCAAAAATACTTCAACAGACTCTCTTGAAAGAAGAGAAAGATGAAGATAATGGCACGATGTTAGATGAATCACAATTATTAGAAGAATAATCTAATATGGAATACCGATACGCTAGCATATTTATTAAAAAATATTGAATATACAGGGCGCACTTTCATGAAACGAATAAAACATTCAAAGGTAAAAAACACCGGACTAGTATTTGAATTACTCGTAAGACAGGTTGCTTCTGACACTATGAATAATAGAGATTCAAAAGCACTCCACCTTATCAAAAAACATTATAATTCTAAATCAGAACTTCAAAAAGAATTAAAGTTATACCGTACGGTATCAGAAGAGAAATTCGGAACTAAAGATATGGCGGCACAATTTGTTGAGGCAGTTTTAATAGCAAGAAAAGAAATTAATGAGTCTCAATTAAGACGAGATAAGTATAATTTAATTAAAGATTTAAAGACTAATTATATAGTCGAAGATTTTTTCAAATCACGAGTTAAAAATTACAAGGTACATGCATCAACATATAAACTTTTTGAATTTGCAGAAGCAGATGACCCTAAAGAATATGTATCAAGTAAATTTACGTTAGTTGAACATGTTCAAGCACGCCCAAAAAAGCAAGAGAGTGCTCCAAGTCTTACATCAGAGCATAAAGATGTGCGTATATTGGCTAGTAAATTAGTTGTCGATAAATTTAATGAAAAATATTCGTCTCTAGGCTCGCCGCAAAAGAGATTGTTAAAGGAATACATTAACAATGTTACTAATTCAGTAAAGTTGAAAAAATATATTCTCTCCGAGACGACCAAATTACAGAATACAATATTGACATTGAAATCTGCAGTTCCTAGTAAAGTGATTAAGATTAAATTAAATGAAGTGAGTAATCTATTATCTGAATTAAGTAAAAAACATGTAATAGAAGATAAAGATGTATTGACAATGCTTCGTTATTATGAACTAATTAGCGAACTTAAAAAAATAGGGACTAACTAATGGCAGCACCAAATTATCATAATTATACTGAAGTATCCGGAAGTACTCTAGAATATACATCATCGCCTGTCGGCAACTACAATGCAGCAGAAACATGGACGGGCGGAGAGACAACCGGCACATGGGGAGCATTTTTAATATCAGGATCAGCAGGCGTGAACCCTACAGCGACCATAACTGTCGCCGGAGGTGCTGAAATTGAAATTAACAATTTTGCAGATCACAAGTTATTTGAAATAGGCGTAACAACTATATCGGGCTCAGCAGCATCTGATGCAGAAGTTTATTTGTTTAAAAAAGGCCGACGAATTTAACAAAGGAAAATAAATGGACTACCTAGATAAATTTAAACAATATTTAAAATTAGAAGCCTTAGATGCAGTAGGCAAAGAAGATGACGATATCGACAACGATGGTGATACCGACAAAACAGATGATTATCTTAGGAAACGAAGAAAGGCAGTTTCTAAGGCAGTTACTAATGACGAAGATGAATTAGATGAAATGAGTGTAACGGGCGGAGTAGCTGGATTTCAAACTCCTAATGCATTTAGTGATGGGTCTGCAAAATCTAAAAAGAAACAAAAAGACAATTCAGAAAATTCAACAGATAGTAAAGTAACTAAAAAAACAACTAAACATTCTGTAAAATTAGAAAGTATGTATAAAAAAATGATGAGGATGTCTAGTGGGTTAAATGAAACTTCATAT